CTTTAATCCTTGCAATGATGTTTCTAAAATCGTGGTTTACTTCTTCTGTAGTATTTACATCAACAGTATCTTTTAAGTTACCATACAAGTTATTATATATAGCATTAAAAGCATTTACATCACCTTTTTCAATAGCTTTATTAACTAATGCCTCTACCATTAAATACTCTTTACTTTGCCAAACTGGTTTACCATCTGTATCAACTTTCTTAACCATTAAGCTAAGTATTTCTTTAATTATTGTGCTTCTATTCTTAGCACCTTTTGGTTTGCCTTTTGGATTACCGCTTTGGCCTTTAGTCCAACTTTTTAAGTTTTGTTCTCTTGACATTTTTCACTGTATTTTCACTGTATTTTTTTAAAAACATTAGTAGCTTTCTTTCAATTGCTTTTGCTTTCTCTTTCGTATTCATATTCATTATATAATCTTCTCATTGTATCTACTAAACCTTTAACGCAACTACCACAACTGGATGCTTTTTTATTGGTGTTAAATACTCTATTGTGTATTGTTAGCAATCCTTTTTGTTCGTTTGCATTTACTACATTCTTTTGCTGGTTAAAGAATCCTTTTAGATATATATATTCTTCTTCATTTAAACATTCTACTTTGTATGGAAATAATTTATTTAACTTTTCTTTTCTTGCATCACATCCACAATCCTTACCTATCTTGTCAAATATCCAATCAGTAGCTTGTTTTATACCTGTGGCTTTTGTTATCTTTTCTACTGTATCGCCTAAACCTTTACTCTTCATTAATTTTTTTTTTAATTTCTTTAATACAATTATTTATAGTTCTCCATACAACTACGTGTGATATATTAGTTGCTGCAGATAGTTTTCTTATACTGTGGAATTTCTTTCTATATAAGTTAAATAACTTTCTATCAAACCAATAGAATTCATTTACTATATCATCTACTACTTTTTCTATATCTACATACTTTGTATTGTCTGCTTCTATAATGTTTTTTAGGTCTTTATCTATTAGTAAATCTTTATCAACTCGTATTGTATCAATGAATATATTGTGCATCATCTTATATATAAACGCTTTATTTAAAGAATCGTTATATAGAATATCGTTAATTTTTACTTTTTTACTATCAATTTTACTATGTAAAGCAATATAAAAGTCGTGTAATAAATCTTTTGCTGGTATTTTACTATTGCTGCTTATTTCCTCAGCCATACTTAGCCAAGTTTCTTCATCTCTTACCAAGAGGTGCAATATATTATTTACTTCTGTACTCATCTAATTCAAGAAGTATATTTACGAAATCATCGTATTTTAAAGCAATGTAATCGTCTTCAAAGTTTTTAGTAAATACTACTACAGGAGTTTTTAGTGTACCTCTTGCATCTCCTTTGCTTTGTTCTAATGCTTTCCATATATTAAGTTTCTCTTGGTTCTTACATTCCCAGCTATATTCAGATAGTATACCACTTGTAGTCATAATATCTCCTTTAATACTCAATCCGCCTGAGTTTGGTGTTCTTCTTATATTAGTATCAAACTTTTTAGCTAAATCTTTTGCAATTTTTAACTCAAACCTTTTACCTTTTTGATTTGCATTTAAACTCATATCTTTTGAAAATGTTTTCTAATTACTGCTCCAAGTTCAGCATCATTAGTATATACTCTACACAAAAAAGCAATGTTGTACTCAACAGGAGAATCAACGCTACGGTAGTGAGAGTCCTTCGTTTGTCTGTATTCATTTAATGTTCTCTTTTTACTTTTCAAAATATTTTTTTATTATCACGACAATTAAAGCACCAGAGATAAAACTGGTTATGTGTGATGTGATTAACATTAATAATATAGTTTTCATTTTTTAAATGTATTAAATTTTTTCTTTAGTTCAGCAGTTTCTTTGTATGCTTTTACATTTTGCATTGTTAATAATGTTTGTTTGTTTTTCATTTCATCTAACATTAAACGAAGCTCTAACATACATTTTAAACTATCTTGCAACGTTTCTACCGCTTCCAATTTACTTTGCGTTACCTTACCTACTTTTAAACCTTCTTGTGCTTTTAAAAGCAATATTTCTAATTTGTTCTTTGTAATTGTATAATCTAAATCCGTCATCTTAAAACATTCTTATTTGTTGTTTGTGATTATTTATTCTTTTTATTGCTGATTCATAGTATTCTTTATCAAGTTCACAAGCAGTTAAATCAAAACCTAAATTATGACAAGCTATTGTAATTGAGCCACTACCTAAATGAGTATCAAGTATTTTATCACCTTCTTTAGCATAGTTCATTAACAACCATTCATATAAAGCAATAGGTTTTTGCGTTGGGTGTGTTCTTATGCTTTTTTTACCTACACCTTGTATTGCTTTAGGAAATCCATATCTATTACCATCCCACATATATTTAAATATTTTAGCGTTTTTATCAAAAGAAGTCCAAGCCATTTCGCAATCAGCGTAAGTATCAGAGTGGTTTAATTTATCCCAATTTAAATAACATCTTGTGTTTTCTAAATGTTCTATAAAATAATTACCACCCCAAATAATTTGATTTTTAGAAACTCTTTTAAGTTCTGTAAAATACTCAACACTTGGTATTTCATTATCCCAATCATTATGAGAGTTATTATTTAAACGTTTATTTTTAGTTACTCCAATCCCATAAGGAGGGTCTACAATAGCAAGGTCAAAGTAGTTATCTTCATACCTTGCCATTAACTCCATATTATCTTCGTTTGTAATATTCATTGTTTTAAATCTTCTGAGTAAAGTAATTCATCACCAAGTTTTTTATCTAATGTTTTAATAGTTCTGTATATTTCTATGCTTTTTCTTTTTACTTCTTCTTTATCTGCTTTAGTAGAATCAGTACCAAGATGTGCATACAAACTGCAATCTATTTCTAAAAGTGTATCTATCTTTTTTTTATTACTCCAAGTTTTATAATTTATAAACTCTTGTATGTTTTTATATGTGTATCTCATTGTTTTTGTTTTAATACGTTATTACCACCAATAGTAAAACCTAATCCACTATTGTAATCAAATCTTAATGGCTCGCCTAACATTGTAGGTTTACCACCTGTTTCTTTATCTTTTATTTTATATACGTGAACCTCTGTCATCATCCAAAGTTTATCGTGTGAAATTAATCTATGTAAACAAATAAAATTATCTACTCTATTTGGAAACACTTGGCCACCTTCACAATCTGCTTTTCTTGGTGGTTGTATATGTCCGTTTAATTGATGGTCTGGTGGATAAACTCTTCTTGCTGCTTCTGTTTGTGGATGCATAGCAATAAACATTGTTTTACCTGTTTTATTGCAGAACTCTCTAACATCATTACAAACTTGATAGTTTCTTTCGAATTGTGATATTCTTCTATCGTGGTTTATACCTGTATATGGGTCAATAAAACAACCATCACAATCTTCTGCTTCAAATATCTTTAATAGTTCTTTATGGTTGTAAAGTTTTCTATTATCAATAAATTTAAAATACTTACTTATTTCATCGTGGTAAAATAAATATTCGTTTAAATCTTTAATTGTTTCACCTGTCCACATTTGTATAATATCACGTTTTAATTGTCCAGCGTTATTTTCACCTGACCAGATACACCACTTCTTACCGTGTATTTTACTTAGTGCAGTTAAGTACCATAATATAAAATTAGTTTTACCAACATTATCTAAACCAAGAAACATATTAAAGTTGCCATTCTTATAAAGAAAGTAATCATCTAATAAACAACCAATACCAATGCCTTTTTTTATTCTACCTTCTTTAAATGCTTTTAAATATGGTATCGTAGCTTTATCTTCTAATATCATTGGTCAAGAAGTTTTTGCACTTCATCGTTTACTTTAAGTAAATTATCATTTGCATATTTATCTTTTCTTATCTTATCTTTTCTTAATGCTTTAGCCCTGCTTAAGCCCCCCTTCTTTCCGTTGTTTACATTTCGCTTGTGTTCTACTAAGCGTTGTTGGTATTGTTCATCTAACCATTTAATGCTAATAGTTTCTTCATCTATCTTAAATAACTCAGCATCTACTAATGCACTCCATTGTTTAGGTATTAATGTTTTAATTTGTTTTCTTGTAACATTACATTCTTTGCTCCAGTAGTAGCAGCAAACTTTCATAAATGCACCTTGTACATCTAAATCCATAAATGATATACTGCCTGTAATCCATTGATTTGGATAAAATTTAAAGTATGGTAATTCTTTCATAATTATAGTTTGATTAAAAATTGTGTTTATAGTTTGTTCTTTCGCATTGTAATTTATAATATTCAAAAGCTCTCATACCAGTAATATGTGAATCAGTTGGCACAAAATATTTCCAACCTTTGCTTTTTCCGCGATTAATATAATAAAAAAAATAAGCAGCTAACTTTCCTGTGTTCTTTTCCATTATAACAGTTGCTGTATGGTCAGAGGTTGGTATTGCCTCTTTTACTTTAAAATTTTCATTATTATAATTACCTTCTCTATCTTTTTTTGAATATAATTCTGCTATGTAATTAGCTTTATCATTTAATTTTTTTGCGATTTCTTTATTCATAATATGCTTTGTTTTTAGCTTCATACTTATAATAAGCAAGTAGCTCTTCTTCGTTAAGTGATTCTTCTGTATATAGTTTATCAAAAGCGAAGGATACTTTTTTAATATCCTTCACTTCTTCTTTTGGTTGTATATAATCAATATACTTAAAATCTTTCTTTTGGATTTTAAATGCCTGTACCAATGAAATATAAGTGATATTATACTTCTTTGCTATCTCTGGCATCGTTTGTCCGTTCATCAACATATTTTGTATATCCAACGAACTCAAACCCAATGCTGTTAAGATTTTTGATTGTTTCATAATACTTAAAAGGGTAAATCGTTTGAAGTATTACTTGCTTCGGCTTTAGGTGCTTCTGCATCTGGTTTCCAAGTATCTACACTAATACTTACATCTTTACCATATTGGTCGGCTTCATCTTTTAAATTAATATTTAGTTTGATGAATTTGTTGCCATTATACTCTTGTATGTAATCAGCAAGTTTAGCTGGATTAATAGTAACTTTTAACCATTTGTCATTCATAACCTTACCGCTTCCACAGTATATTGTTTCTTCTTTTTTATTCATTGTTATTTGTTTTTGTTGTTTATTACTTTGTTTTATATATTGATACTTGTTCTTTTAACCAAGGTCTAATCATTTCAACTGAAGATAAAAGAGGACTATTATTTTTTGCTAAAGATTCCATCTGCTTAAATATATAATTCATAATATTTTTATTACTTATTGATTTTTGATGTGCAAAAGTGCAAGTTCTGTTTATTGTAAATGCCTGAAATTTAGCTCCACCATATATAGATTTTAACCTTAAAAAGTTTTCAAATAAATACAAACTATATTCTAAATTTTTAATTTCAGAATTTCCATATTTAAAATGTTTGCTTGTGCCACAATTAAAAAATATATTTAAAACATTTCCTACTGAAAAAATATTTTTTGTTTTATTATACTTTTCATACACAAATGTGTAATCTTTCTTGTTTCTTGCATAACTCTTTAAGTAATCTAAAGCAGACCAGTTTCTGTTAGAATTATTTAAACTTATTATATATTTTTGGTAATCATTAAGATTGTTAGTGTCAACCCAGTTGACAATATAAACTGGAACTGTTTTTAACTTTAACTTACTTGCTGAAATAACTCTATGATGACCTTCAATAATATTACCTAAGTCATCAATTATAACTGGAGATAACCATCCAAATTCTTTAATTTTATTTTCAAAAGTTTGTGTATGGTTTTGAACTATATCTCTATTCACTAAAGATTCTTTGAGTTTATCAATAGGATAATTACTTTTAAACTTACCTATTTTAAATTCGTTTACAGTTGTTGATTGTTTTGTTATTTTATTTATTTTTATTGTATTCATAATTTTTGTTTTTGATTTGTTTATATAATTTGGCATCCAATGCCATTCTTTTTTTATCATTAAAATTTATATGTTATTCCTACAGCTACAAAAAAACCTCCTGTAGCTATTGCAAATGTATTAGGGTTTAAATCTAACTTTTGCTTGTGCCATAACATATTAGTTGCACCAGCAGTCATCAAAGATAAACCACCTATTATTGCTATCTTCTTCATACTTCTTCTGTTTCTGTTTTTACTTCTACTATATCACTTGAATAACCTTGAGGTTCTCCGTTCCACTCTTTAAATTTATCTGTATAATAATCGTAATCCATCCAACCTTTAAATAATAAACTATCATCTAATTTATATATCTGTACATTAAATGGTGTTGTAGTTTCTATTGCTACAATATAAGCATCTGTATCTTTATCATATTGGTCTTGATACATTGCTAACTGCATTTTATAATCATTATAGTATAAATCACGTTCAAAGCGTTTTCCAGCATCATTAGTAGTTTTTATATCTACTATGCACTTTCTACCGTTAAACATTGTTAGAAGGTCTGCAAAGCCTTTAAAATTAACATCTTTATGTTGCCACTCTAACTTAATTTCAGTATCTATTCTATTTTGCATCATTTCAGTTAATACTGGGTGTAACATAGCATTGTTAATTATTTTGTTTGCATCATCTAATTCTTGTTGCTTAATTAGTGTTTTGCCTTCGTTCTGTTCTTTAAACTCTTGCCATTGTTTACCAGCTCGCCTTGCACCTTCAAAAACTGCAAACTCTTTTGTAAATGTATCTGGTTCTAATAACATCTTGTGTATTATAGTTCCAAACTGCATTGCATCCGTAGTTTTTAATTCTTTGTTCCAGTATGCTAATAAATGGTTAGGAGATTTTTTAAACTGGCATAAAGCCGAGTAACTCAAGTGATTATTTTTCATAATATATAGTTTAATTTATTTTAGGTATGTATTAATTGCCATAGCTAAAACGATTCCGAAAAATACGCTTGTCATAATAAGCGTTGCTAATTCTGTAATGTTTGTTTCTATCATTGTTTCTTAAAGTTATCAGCTTCAGAATCTGAATAAATACCATATTCATAAGCGTTAATTAATTTTAGTACTAATCTATCTTTTAAACGTTTCTCAGCCATTGCAAAAGGATAAGGAGCTTTACAGTTGTTTGGTGATGCTTCACCAGTACTCCAAATGATTTTGTTACCACGTTTTGCATCTCCTACTATTGCAACATCTTGGTTGCTATCTCTGTATATTGTAGGTGCGCCAAATTGTATGTTTTCTTTTGCTGCTATCTTTTCGCAAGCATCGTGTGTAATAATCCACATTGAACGTGTACCTCTTTTTAATTCCCAAAAGTCATCTTTGGATAAATTATATTTTTGTGCTAATTCTTTAATTTTCATAGTTTTTAATTTTTGTAAATATAGTTTTTAATTGTTTCATTCTTTGTTCATTGTATTGCATAGCAATTGTTTTTAATTGCCTGTCAATGTTTTCAAGTTTTTTAATAAACCCTTCAAACCTATGTCTATGTATTTCTAAATCATTGTTTGTTAGGTGTATTCTACAGATAATTCGTTTGTTCCAATTAGCTCTTATTACTAAGTTTCGTAACCTATCTTGCAAGTATCTGTTAGTTTCATAAGCCCACCAATGGTTAATATTATCGTTGTGGTGCTGTTCGTTATGCGGATGAGGGTAATGTATCATTGCTCATTATATTTTTCCATTAAACTAAGTAATACTTCAGAATAAGATTTGTGTCCATTCTCTTTGCATTTGCCTTGAAACTTAACCAGCGTTTCTATTTTCTCTGCTGGCACGTAAAAGGTTCTTGTTGTGTATGATATTTCTCTACTCATAATTGTTTGTTTTTAAGTTTATGATGTAAATATATATATAATTATAATACAAATTACAAAACACACTAAAAACTTTATTAACAATCAAATGTTAATTTTAAAATAAATGTGTTATTCTGGCTACTTGGCCATTGTGTTTAGAAAATATAAAACCTTCAATTGCTTGATTATTAGAAGAAGTATAACCTTGCTTGTGATGCCAATTATCTGCTGGCGATGGGCTACGGAAACTTTCTATAGAGCAACCGATTAAATCTTTATTACCTATTTTATGATGTACGTGATGCGTAAACATATATCTGTATTTAGTTTCACTCCATTCTTTACATTCATCAGCCATTAATAAAGGTAATAAATCCCACTTAGCACCATCTCCGTGTGTACTACCAATTAAGTTATTATAATAAGTATAATACTTTCTATGTTGTAAACTAATATCAAAAGTTATGTTCTTGCTATTTCTAAAGTAAGTTGCTATTGTGTCAGCCAAGCAAAAACCAGTTAAGTAGTCGTGGTTACTACTATTATAAACAACGTGTAAATCAGGATAAAAAGAAACTAATGTTTCAATAATATTTATATATAATCTTTTAGCTATATGAAAATGCTCAAAAAACATACCATCAACATCTTGTACAGTTCCTTTTGTAGTTTTACCACCACTTGGTGTATCAATGTGCATCACATCGTTACCAATACAAAGTATTAATTTATCTATATTAAAACCATTACTTTTTTGTAATATACCATCAATAGCTTCTAATGTTCTTTGTACTGCTATTTGTTTATTATATTCTTCACCACTAACAAAAGATTTACATAATTTACCAATGTGTATATCCGCTGGTGATATTAACAAGCAATGACCATCCTTTACCTTAGGTTTAACAACCTTTTCAAAGTTTGGTGAGTATTCTTTAAGGTCGTTTAATAATTGTTTCTTAAACTCTTTTAAATCGTTTTGTTTAAAATTAGGATTTTTAAAATATAAACTGGCTTTTTTGTTCTTTATCCAACCACTATGTATATCATTAGGGTTTAAACCCTCAGCTTTTGCTTCTTGTTTTAACCTTCTATAATCGTTTATAATTTGTGCTTCGTCTGAGTTAAGGCGGTAACGTGGATTACCTTTATCTTTCCACCTTTTTTTGTGTGATTTCATTTAACAATTTTGTTAAATATAATAAAAAAATTTAATTTACTTTTTTTTGGCTATTGAACCAAAGTAATATCCAACAATAGAAAGTACGATTCCTTCAACAATTCCAGTTGTATGTATCATTAGTTCTTTATTATGTACTGGTACTTCTATAAACACTATTGCAAATAACAATAACACAAAACCACCTAAACCAATAATACCTGTAAAGTTCATCATCCAATCTTCACTACCAGCTTTAACCATTTCAACTTCACGTTGTCTTGCTGAGTTTCTATCTTCTACTTCTAACTTATATAATTCTACTAATTGTTGGTGTATTTGTTGTTTTTCTTCAGGTGTTAAATCAGGTTTTTTATCAATTAAATTTTTAACTACACCTAATAAACCAGCATCAGGCAATAAAGAACCAGCAACATCTAAAACATCAGGTGCTTTTTCTGCTAAGAACTTCCCTATTTTAGTATCTTTTAATTTATTCATCCGCTACAACTTTCACAAGTTTCATCGTCAATATTACAAGTTCTTTCAGGAACAGGTAAGTTTTCCATTTTCTTAATTAAGTCCTCTAAGTTAGTTTGATTGTTTTTTTCCATCTGCTTTTTTTGATTTTTTAGATTTAACTTCTTGTGCTGCAGCACTTTTTGGTTTAAAACCTTTTGGCTGAAATTCTAAATATTCAACCTCTGCATCAAAACAAGGGCATTGTTTCATAAATTCCCATTTATCAATTTTACCATCTTTGTTTTTATCTGGTGATAAATCTCGATGCCCGTGTATAGTAGCTTTTGGATATTTTGCTTTAAGTTGTTTAATTAACTTAATTAATAATTCTTTTTGTCTTGGTGTTCTTGTATCTTCAGCTTTACCAGTTTCAGGATTTAAACCACCTACATAACAAATAGCAATTGCGTGGTCGTTATGTCCTCTTGCACTTGCTGGTTTTCTGTGTACTGGCCTACCAAATTCAATAGCTGAGTTAATTACATAGTGATAACCAATATCACTCCAGTTTCTTGGTTCTGATGTATGCCACCTTTTTATAGTGCTTGCAGATATACTATTGCTTCTTGTAGCACTACAATGAATATGAATCTCTTTAATTTCTCTCATCTTTTTTTCTATTTACTTTCTTTTTAGCACTTGTAATTAATCGTGCTTCCATCTTAACAACTTTTACTCTTAGTTGAATATTCTCTTCAATAAGTAATTCAATCTTTGTTTCAAGTTGTGTAATTTTGTTTGTAAGAATTTCAATCTGTTTAGTATATAAACTTTCTTCTCTTTCATCTTTTTTAGCTCCTATATCAATCTTTTGCTTTATTATTCCCCATATTTCTTTAACTCCAAATGCTGAGATAATACCAGCTAATGCTAATAATAAATTGTGGTCATCCATTCTTACACTTTTTAAATTGTTCATTCTTCTGGCATTGGCTCACTCCAAGCAGAGGTTGCTAATAATTCAAGAGCTTGCGTTTGGTTCATAATATCTCCAACAGGTACTATTGAACCATCACTTATAAAACTCGGTGTAACACTATAAGAAAGTAACCCTTGTGTATTTGCTAAGTTTCTTCTCATACTTTGTGCAGAAGATTGATTAACCTGCGACCATAGCACGCTATCCGTTGAACTTAAACTAATTACTATATAACTTCTATTATTCATTTTTATTTATTTTAAAATTTTAACTTGGTGTATCTGTAACTCTATCTTCTACATCCATATTTACACTTAAAGAATTTGCTGTACTATAAGGTGCATCTCCAATAACTTCATCGCCACCCATATTATGACTTAAACCATTAGCATAACTACCAACACCATCTACTATAGCATCTTCTCCCATATTGTTAGGAGCTGCTACATTTTGGCTTTGCCCATTATTAGTTCCCTTTTCGTCTAAAGCTATCCAATAAGGGTCTACCCAAGACGTGTTAGAACCTAACTGCCACCAGCTTACTAAGTTTGAATAGGCACTATGGTTGTTTAGGTTAGATGGTACTCCTTCGTTATAAATTTCTGTTACTTGTGCAGGTGTTAAAGCAGCATTCCAGATTGATGCGTTAGAAATAGAGCCAGGAAAAAAACCAGCACTTGAATCTCTTTTTGCAATAAATATATTATTAGTAGTTGTAAAAGTTCCTGTTGCATTTACAGTGTTCATTGTACCAGCT